ATTTTACTGCCTGAAGTATGTCCATCTTCAAAACGTAACTTATTTTTTAAGAAAAATATATCTTTTAATCTTCTTATCATAACTCCTAAATATCCCTCAGATGCTTTTTTAGTTGCTAAATAACTTTTGTAATCCTCTCCTTTATGATATTCTATTCTATCTCCTTTTTTTGCACCACTTGCTATACTATAAATATCTTTACAAGAAAAATCATAACTACAATCTATCGGTACTGTAGGTAGTTCTCTAGTAACGCTATCCATTAATTCTTTTAATTTTTCTTTATATCTTTCTGATTCCTCCTTTATATCTTTTATAAGACTCTCTGTATGCTCTGTTTCTTTTCTTTCCTCTCTCTCCTTTTCTTTTTTATCCTTCTTTTTCTCTTTTTTTGGCTTCTTACTACCCTTACCTTTCTTCTCATCTTCATCACCAGTATCTTCCATATCAGAATCGCTATCAGAATCGCTGCCTCCTTCTCCCTCTCCTTCCTTTTCTTTCTCTTCCCCTTCTTTTTCCTTACTCTCTCTTGTAGGACTTTTTTCTACATATTTTCTCAAAACACCATATATCTTTCCAGCTAAATCTAAAATATCTTCTGTACTTTTTGCAGTATCTACCTCGTCTAACTCTTTTATATCATCTACTATCTTCTTTTCTTTTTCATTAAGAAAATCTTTATATAATTCTGGATACCTTTTTTTAAGATATAATCCATTTACCAAATTTTTAAATACATTTTTCTTAGGTATCTTAGGCACGACTTTAGACATAAATCTTTCTAATTCACCCTTTACTCCTTCATACATTCCACTAGTAATATTTTCTGTTCTAACATCTTCCAAACTTTGTAGTATCTCCCAAATTCCTCTCTTCTCCTGTTCTTCTATAGTGGGAATAAAACCTTCTTTTTTAAACTTATCCATAAACTCGCTAGCCTTAGTATTTATTCCCATATCACTACAAAAAGCATGTCCTGCTTCGTGATATACAAGTGCTTTAATATTCTTATCCTCTATTCCTTCTAAAATCGCCATTAATGGTCTCCGAGCTAATACCATTCTCTTTCCATCGTAAAAAGCCGGAGCCACACTATCTTCTACTATCTTTACTTCAATTCCAAACTTATCAGCTACAGCATCAGCTATAGCTTCCATCCTTCTCTGCTCTTCATAATAACCTGTAACTTTATATGACATATCTCTCTCCTATCTTATTATTACGTCTTTTTTAGTAACTCTTATTTTAGCTTCTTTTAATTCTTTCTTTTTAAACTCTTTTCTTTTTGTACTTCCAATCACTCTAAAGCAACCTTCAGCATTATATTCTCCCTCTTTTCCATCCTCTATCCATTTAATTCTAAAATATGTGTCTCTTATTCCTATTATCTTCCCCTTACTTCCTATCCTTCTTTCACTCCACGAACTTCCTATTGTTTCCACTATATCTCCCACTTTAAATTTCATATCTACTCCTTAAAATATAGTTAATGCTTCGTTAAATTCACTATCTGTAAATACTACTGCTGCTAAATCTTTTATTACTGGCACATCCTCTTTAGATATTCTATTTAATACTGAATAAACAAATGCTCTACCTGGAGTAAATAATTCACATAACTTTGCCCAATCTATTACCCGGCGAGTACTAAAAGGCGAGATTACTTTTTCCTCTTTATATGCTTTCCTTGCTTTATTTGCTACAGTAACCATTTTCTTAACTAAATCCTTTTTACATTGTACATAATGTGCAACTATCTGCTCTTCATCGTGTTGCTTAGGGAAATCCATTTTGACTATAACTGGAAACCTATCTATTAATGCTTCATTTAATCTATGCGTTCCTGCATATTCAGGATTCATCGAGGCAAAGAATCTAAAATCTTGATGAGACTTTACTATCTCCCCATCCTTACTTGTAAGCACTGCCATCTTATCATCATCAAGACAACTATGAAGTGCAAATGCTATCTCGGGCAAAGCACTATTTATTTCATCAACTAAAAGCCAGTAGCCTTTTCTCATTGCTTCTACTAATATCCCATCTATCCAAACCATCTCTCCTTTTCTAATTATCCACTTTCCTATAAAATCATCCGCAGTAGTTCCGCCATTTAGATTAACTCTTCTAAAAGCGTTGTTAGTTATTTGAGCCAAATATCTAATTATTGCCGTCTTACCCACGCCGGTTTCCCCTGTTAATAAAACAGCGAGATTATTTTTAATTCCAAATGCTACTACTTTAAGATAACCTACATCTTTATAATACAATTTATCGGTAGGCACATAAGGTCTCTTTCCTTTATTTCTACTTAATACTACTTCAACATCTTCTTTCTCTGCCTTCTTTGGTTTTTCTTCCTTTTTAGATAAGTCCTCTGCTACCTCTGATGCAGTATATACCTCTTTCTTTACGTGACCATCCATTTTTTCTTTGTGTCTTACTACTTCATCATAAGTTACATCCTCTGTAGAAAACTTTTCTTCTACCATATCACACTCCTTTAACTTATTACAAAAATCACTAATACCTAAAGTTTTACCTATCTCACTTGCTAATGCTCCAAAACCTTCAATATCCATTACTAATCCATATCCTTTTTCTTTTTTATTTTCTAAAAGATTTTTAAAAGTTTTAAGTACTATCATTTCAGTACCTTCATCTTTAAGAACTGCCTCTGTAGAAAACACTCTGTTTGGTTTATATCTGTCTATTCTACCCCAAACACTTTGCACAAAAAACTTTTTTTCTCCTTCTGTACAAATAACATCATAATACTTAAAATGCTTTAACTTAATTCCTGTTCCACTTTTAATATTTACTAATAATCTTCTAATAACTTTCATCTCCATATCTCCTTTCTTATCTTTTTTAGTTCTACGTCTTTTTGTTTATCCTCTTTTACTGCTTCTAAAATAACTGTATGTCTAAATCCCCACAACACTGATATAGTAGGAATTTCTATTTTCTTAAAAGTATTAAATAAGTATATTATTCCTTTATATACGGCTTGGTTGCCATATATATCCATCAACATCCTTAAATGTTTTAGCTCTTTTAACCCTACCGGGCCGTAATTCTTTTTGATATGTTTTTCAAAGACTTGTTTAAAATAATCGCCAAAATCTGTAGCTTTCCATTCATTGACTGGAATGCTGTTATACCTGATATTCTTTAATCTCTTACTTCTTACTTTGCCAAATCCTTTACTGCACCATTCTTTATTCCCTGCTATGCTTGGCTTCTTCCATATCTTCTGTATAGACATATATCACCTCTTTTTCTATATTCTTGATATGTATATTGTATAAAATAAAAAGTGAAATGTCAAATCTGTACTAATACATACTAAAACTATCTAAATACAATAGGCTTTATAGTCTTTACATATACGCCACTTCTTATCATGGTCTTTTCATGCCATTCTATTATAGATTTGACCTGCGGTATGCTATATAAACGGTAAGTGTGAAACCTGTAAGGTGTTTCAGGCAGGATGCCTTGTTTCTCCCATCTCTTTAGAGTATCAACTGATTTACCTATTAACTTAGCTACTTCTCCTACTCTATAAAAAGTATTCTCTCTTCCTTCTATTAGATAGTTTTTAGGCATAACTTATACTTTTAAAATCTTTTTCTCTGTTTGAGCCTTTTTAACTTGTGATAAAAACTTTGTCCATTCCTCTCCTATATAAACATCTAATTCTTTTCTATCTACTACTGGTTTTTTCTTTCTAAAAATACTTGTCTTAATTATTCCCTTTTCAGATAAGTACCTAATTAGGGCATTTACTACAACCTGCTGTTTTCCAAAATCCTGGCACAAATGTGTTAATACCGAATCCTGATTCCCCATCTTTTTAATAACAAATCCCTCTCTCATTTTACGCCTCCATTTCTACTGTACCATCTGCCTGATAAAATCCATACTCAGTAACTACCCAAGCAGGAACATACTTTGGCATTAATAGTTTTAACCTTGCTAGCTTTTTATCTCTATCAAAATCTGTAATTGCAGGATACAGAAATAATATCTTTAATGTAAAAGTACCTTCAAATCCTATAGAGCCATATAATACTTCTCCATACGGTTCATATCCATATCCCTGTCCTGTAAAATAATCTCCTAACTCTGCAAACCAATCTACATATAGTTTTACTATTTGTCTTATTACTCTTCTAGTACCCCGCCCAGCTAAAAGCCATACATTAGCCTTCATGTGCATTCTTAATCTTTCTCCTACTACTCCTCTATAAATCGGCGTTGGAGATACATCATATACTCCATAAGGACTTAAATCTGCTTCAGTTAATCTACTTAGTAAAAGTAAATTAGCTATAGTACACCTATTAATAAACTTCGTATTTATTAAAAACAATTTAACTTGCTTTAAAAAGTAATCCGCTTTATCACCTACTAACTGTAAAAATTTCTTTAAAGTAAAATCATTCTTCTCATCTTGATACTTCCATATACGAGGCACACTATCGTAAAACACCTCTCCTTGACTAAAAGTGGCAGTTTCCTCTCCTACCTTTGTAACATTAGGCGTTGCTGCATCATCAGAAGCTTGTACTATATAAGTATAATCTAACCCAGCTTTACAAGTTTTATCATAATATTCTAATCCTACTGTTTTAATATATAACTGACTTCTTACCTGCCCTTCTTCCTGTCTAAATATATAATAAGTAACTGCTCCTACTACAGCATCCCAGGTTAATTTTAATCCCTTATTTTCTTTAGATATACTTAACATTTATTCCTCTTTCTTTAAATCTTACCTTTTCTAATCAAATCTGCAACAGCACCAATCCGTTCTTCAATGGTTTTATTCTCATCCAAAACAATATTTTTCGCGGTTGTAATTTCCTGCTCTTTTTGCTGTATTTCTAATAATCTTGCCTGTTTTGCTTGCCGATATGCTTCTTCTATCTGCTGAATTTCAGCACTAGATTTCTTAACTATCTTACCCGCTACATGCTTAGAATGTCTCAAAGGCATAAATTTACTTGAATCAGTTTCTGCCATATCAACATTAATTTGAGTTCCTATTGCATAAATAAAAGGTTGTTCTATTTTGATAAAATTATTTTCGTCATCATAAACCTTCACAATTTTATTCATCGCTTTAATCTTACCCTTTCCATTATCATTTACCACAAATCTAATAAATTGTTTATATTTCATTTTTAACCTCCTATGAGCTCTTATGATATAAAATTACTCTTAAATCATCACCATAAACATATGCAGAACCATATTCGACCTTAATATCAGTTCCGTCATAACTCACCTTAGTACGATGCACATCCGCAATAATTGTCGTTTTATCAATGGTGTCAGCACTAAGGTCATATCCAATTACAGATATTCCCATACATAATAAACTATCCATCGAATAACCAACTGATTCAGGGCTCGCTTGATTAATATCAAACTCAATCACATCCCATCTCATTGCTTCATAATTCCCTGGAGCAATATAACCATTTTTAAGAGAAAAACTAGGAGCAACCACATCATTCCCAGAACCAGCATTAATAATTCTCAAGGCAGATTGCGTTGTTGAAGCATTTTCTATCCTAAATGTTACTAAATTTCCATCTGAATTCACAAGAGCTGCATTTGAATACACATAAAGACTTGGTTTACTCGCTGCTAATACTCCAATTTGATTCAAAAAAAGCCCTATTCCAATAGAAGTATTAGTAATTCGTTGTCCAAATTTATCCGAACCTGCTGCTGCACTCTGGTCAATATCCAAACCCGTTTCATCATTATTCTGGTCTATTGTTGCTGCTATAACAGCACTTGCTGGAGTTAATGTAAAACCATCCGCTATTTTATCTCCCGTTATACCATTATCTTTAACTTGTATAGCATCACCACTTTTTTCTATAGTAGAATCATCTGTTTTTACTTCTAAACTGCCATCTACATTTTGTCCTAAAGCATCTCCAGCCACATCAGCAGCAATTTTATCTTTATCTACTGCATCATCCGCCAATCCTCCTGTCGAAATCTTTGGTGCATTATTTGCTGTAGCACTATGGTCATGCCCCGTAGTATCGTGAAATTTAGCAAATAAGTCTGTTAATGTCTTATTTGTAACAGCAGTTAACCAGCTTGCTCCACCTATAATACTTTTCAATACGTTTCTAATTCTATTCAAATTATTTATTAATCCAGAAGTTGCTCCTAAAGTATCTAAAGTATCTGCTTCTGTAGTATCATCATCTACATCGTTAGTTTGACTTAAAGCTCTTGTATAAGCTCCATTAGTAGCCGGTGGCGTTGCTACACCTGGACTATCTGTACCATTATCTGTATAAGTTAATACATTTCCTACATCTTTTAAAAGCACTTCTGCATCTGATACTATAGACCTATATACTTTATATCCTGTTGCTCCTGTTACTGCTCTCCAAACTAAATAAATATTTTGTGAACCTGATGCTGATATTATTACTGTTTCCTCATTACTAGGCAAAGTTTCTCCAATAGCATTATAAGCAGTAACTTTATAATAATAAGTATCTAAAGCTAATCCTGTTCCTGCTATAATAAGAGCATCTGTAATTATAGGATATTGTAAAAATCTAAAATGACTCGCATCATCTATCTTTTCAAAATTACGTTTTAACTCATCGTCCCAATCTATCTCGCCTTTTAATGGGCATTCCAAATCCCTTTTTGTAGTATACGTTTTTTTAGTTACCATTATAACTTACCTCCATATTTTTATGAAATTGCTATCGTTCCTTCCACTAATATCTCTATATCATCTGCCTCTATATCCTCATTCCATCCCGACGTTCTTATATAAAACTTATCTCCTGCAATACAATCTACTGTTCCTAACTGAGTGCTTATAGTTATCTCTCCAGATATTTCTAAATCCACTCCCACTGTTCCATTATAAACAGTAGTTCCATCTGTAACATAATAAGTATTCGCAGTCAACATAGTTACTATCCACAATTTATCTGTCACCGTAGTTTTTACATCAAATGTCCAAACTAAATCTCCTGTATTACCATAAACTGGTCTTGCATATACTCTTCGTGTAAACTTTGTAATAGTAGTATAATCTACTCCTGTTACTGCCTCTATAATTTCATATACATTTCCTAATCTAATAGGGTCTCCCAAATCATTGCTAGCAATAGCAAATACTTCATCACTTAATGCTGCTGCAACTACTATATTTACTGCATCACTAGAATACCCTGATAAAGGTGTTACTGATATTATTGCATCTACAGATACTTTATACGGGTCTCTTAGTATATGATAAACTCCTGGGAATGACCTTGCTTCTAAATAAGCATCTAATTGGTTCTTAACTATATCACTTACATATTCTCCACTAGTATCTAAAACATATACACTAACCTTTGTTCCTTCATATATTGCCATAGCTTTACCTACACCAAATTCTAATGCTGCAACTCTATAATCATCAGTAGTAACTACCCTAAACATTTTAGCCCAACTTTTTGGTAAAAGATTTTTAATCTCAGTTATAGTTTCTTCGTCCTTCCCACCTGTAGTAATATTTATATTTGTAACCTCTGCCACATATGGAATAGCACTTCTTAATTGATTTATCTGTCCTATTTCATATCCATTTCCTGCTACTCCTCCACCATAAGCATAAGTTACTCTCACATTATCAATTCCTTCTTGTGGTATCATTCCCATTTCATCATTACCAAATATAATATAACCATATCTCTCTTCATCAAATTCAAAATAACTATGCTTATCTGTACTTATACTAAAAGATAAAGTTGTTTGTACAGGATAATTTACCCAAACATCATACTCTTTTACATCTACAGAAACAGTATCTCTAATAATATCTCTTGCAGGCATTTCAAATCTAAGAAAATCTTTTGTACTATCTGCTCTTGGTTCAATACTCCCTATTACTTCCTCTTCCTTTTTAGTCCAATTTCGTGCCTCTACACTATATAAATAATCTCCTGTTTCTGGAGTAGCTCCTCCTAAAGCAGCTCTTTCATTTCCTAATGCACCTGCCGGTATTACTAAATCTATGATAGTTTCAAAAATAACCTCTCCATCATAGCTCTCTACTCTTGTACCTTTTGATATAGTATAATCTAATGCCTGTACTCCTGTTAAAGTAAACACTATATTGCACACTGCTGCTGTTGTTCCTCTTAAAGGATACCCTAACATTAATGCCATATTATATACCGAGCTTTTCTCTGTTGCTGTCGATAAAAAACTCTCATCTAAATTAAGATTAATTCTATAAGATAATGATTCTCCTAAAGCTGAAAATAATTTTAATAATGCCATGCCTGGGTCTGTAGCAGTATAATCTGTCCAATCAGGCAAATAAGTTGCTATCTTATTTATAAGTTCGTTTTTAATCTCCTCATAAGTTTCTTTAGTATAATCAATCTCCATAGTATCCTCCTTACTTCACTACCTTAAAATACTGATTAATATCTGTACCTAAATACTTATATGAAATATTCAAAGTTAATGTGCCATTTTGTGATAATTTTTCTATCTTCACTTTCTCTACTCTTGTTTCTATTTCTTCTATCTTACTCACTAATTCATTTATAATACTATCAATCTCTGTTCCACTAGCAAATACTAATCTCATACCATTACTTCCTACAGTTGGTTCATTTGCCCATTCTCCTAAAGTAATAGTTACAATCTGATATATAGACTCTTTAATTTTAGTAGTATCATCATAACTTGCTATACTGGTAGCAATTCTATTTCTAACTACCCTAAAAGGAAAACTTATGCCCTTTGTAAAAGCCATACTAATCCCCCGCCTTCACAGTTTCACTTGATTCAGTAATTTCGCCTGTACATTCTATTGGTACAGCATTTAATATTCCTACAGCAGGTGCACCACTTCCTCCTGTAACACTTACTATAACGGAATTTATTGGAATACTTGTTTTGACTGCATCTGCTTTTCTTGCTACTCCATTTGAACCATTATTAATATTCACTTCTCCTTCAGTAGTTATCGTTACGTTACCTGTCGTATCATCAATCTCTATAGTAGCTTTTTCTGTTTTTATTACTCTCTTATTCTCATCTGTCTCTGGAGTTTCTATACCGGCTTCATCTGCATACTTTCCTGCACCAACTGGTATTCCCCAAAAACCTCCTAACCATATGGGCTTATTTTCATCCCCCTCTTCAAATCCTATCCACACTAAACTCTTCTCTTTAGGTTTCATATATAAACCCTGATTCTTTCCTACAAACGGAGAATTTGGCATAGCCCATTTTACCCAATTTTTTCCTAATGAGGGTACATAAACCTGTAGCCTTCCTAATCCCTTATCATCCTTTGACTTATATACTATTCCTCTATAAATTCCTGTAATCATATTATACTTCCTAAAGCCCTTACCCGGCTCATTACTCCTTTCTCTGCTGTAAAACTTACTTTATATCCTTCTCTTCCAAACTTATGTGTTACTCTATTTACATACCATCTATTATCTGTTCCGCCCAATTTCTTTCCTATACCATTTATATAAAGACTACTTCCAGGCATAAATGTTAAATCTGGTACTGCTAACTCTCCATCTATTTCTACTAAATTTGGAATAATAGAACTCTCTGTCATCTCTGGATTTCTTACCCACTTTAAATAATTAGGCAACACATCTTTCTCTAGCTTATTATCTGTTATCTCTACTCCGCTTGCCACAAAATCTTCTGTTTTTTTTCCTAAATCTAAAGTTTTAATCCTTACATGTAAAGACATTAAAGCATCTTCTATAGTTGTACCTGTTCTATAATTTAAAGTTTTTGCTGGTAACATTCTATCCCCAGCGTAATCATACTTGCCTTGTATTGTACCATCAGTATCTCTAACTATATTCACAAAAGTTATATTTTTCTTATCTAAAGAAACTCCTCTAAACTCTGCATCTATTTCATCTGCTAATCTATCCAAGCACTTTCCTATCGACTCTTCTCTTTGCTTCTGCCATCCTTTCTCTAATACTACATTACCTATATAACTAGGTACAAAAATAGAACTAACTCCCAACATATCCGCAAAAGTATTCACCACTCTTCTGACATTAATACCATCATGGAAAGTTACACTTTTCTCATCTCCTACTCCTCTATTAAACATTAATCCCGCTACTTCATCTCCCAGAGATAATGTTAAATGAGGATTAATTCCCTCAAACTGTACATCAGCACTTGTTACTATACCATTAAATTCTATAACTTCTCTGTCCTTCCATGTACCTGCTTTTACCTCTGCTTTCAATAAATGTGCATTTATTAAATCTAAATTATCTAAAAATATCCACTCCTTCTCTGATGTTAAACTATCCTCTAAAACAATTTTACAATTACTTGCTGTCATATAACTATAAAAATTAAATATGACTTCTTTTATAAGCCTTTTATTATGTATAGTTAATAACTCTCTTGCCCTACCTAAATCTACAACATGGTCTACTTGTTTTGTTCCTATATCCAAATATTTAAAATCCACATTAAAATACATTATCCTAATGTCCTATAACCAGTTCCTCTTATTAAATCTTTCTTAAACGGGTCTCTATATCCAATCATTACTTCATACGTGATTTGCTCTACTGCATCTCCTACTAAATCATACACTCCTATTCTTGGAATCTGAAACTTAAACTTTCCTCTTCCATCATAATACTTATCCACTCTTTCATAAGGCACTTCATCATGAAAAGTGAGACTCTTTGTAGGTTGTTCAACACGTAAAGCTCCTCTTTCTATATCAGTCATATTTTTAACAACATGATGCCCATCTAATTCACCTTCTGCTTTTAAATAATCAAAAAGACTCATCATTATTTCTTTTTCTGGAGCATAATACTCTGTTAATCCATTAACCTTTGCTACCTTTTCTGCCTTCACCTTTCTACCTTTTTCTCCCACTAATATCTTCTCCAATCTCTCCCAAGTCATTCCATATCCCATAAGTGCATGTGTACCATGTAATAATATGCATCTATCTATAAATCTATTTCCATTTGTTAATTCTCTAGTAGATAATACTATCCACTCTATTGCCTCTGTTTTAGTAACTGTCTCCTGTGATGCTTTTGTCGTCCTTTGAATAGGAGCCTCGACTGGTCTTTTAGGCTCTCCTAATATAATATCTAAAGCCAATCTTGCTCTAATAGGTCTTAATCCATAATCAAATGCTTCATATAAATATCTAACATTAGTTATAAATCCTTTAAACCTTAACGCTTCACTAAATATAAATTCCACATACGGAGGCGGTTCAAATCTTTCTTTCGGTGTTATCTTACTATCGAAAATCCCTATAAATGCTGATACAACTCCATACTTATCAATTAAATCTTCTGTACTAAAAGAAGTTCCATGTACCTCCCACTTCTTTTTATTAAAATATTCACTAGTAGTTGGTACTTCCTTACCTACTTCTATTCTTTCTTGAAAATTCTGTTTGTTTACCTGCTTATCTATAAAAGATTCTGGTACTTGATACATATTAGCTGGAGCAGTTATCAATAATTCAAAAGATACTCTTGCTCCTCGTTGTCCTATATATGAAATTAAAGAATCTGCTCCGCCTGGTATCATATCTACATTGTATTCTATATCTCTTGTTTTCCCAATTTCTGTTGGATTAAACTGAAATTCTAATTCGTCTCCTTCCTTTTTAGTTACTCCATAAGCATCCCAAAATACCATCTTTCCTTTAACCAAAGGTCTATGAAATCTGCCTCTAGCAGTTTCTATTTTATTCTCGTAGGGACTCACCTTTATACCTAAATCCTTTGCTACATAATATAAATCAGAGGCTTTTCTTCTTATTGCCTGAGAAACTCCTAAATTTGGTACTATACTAATATCTTCCCATTTCATTAGAATCCTCTTGCATACTTATAATCTTCCTGCTTGATTATATCACTAATAACCTCTTTTGCCTTATCCGGTGTAAATGGTGCTGCATAGATATGTATGTCTCTAATAGATTTTGTAGTGGTTCCTCCCCCTTCTGACACCCTACCTGGGGTTGATATTGAGGGTTCTGTAACTATTGGTCTAGTACCTCCTACACCTGGTACTGGACTAATTCCACCAACCATTTTTAACATAGCTGAGGGAATACGAAATATAAAAGCTACTAACTTAGATATTAAGTCTACTGCTAATGTAAGCATTTTAACTATTAATGTTATTGTACCTGCTACTAACTTAAAAGCAACATAAAGAGGGCCGGCTACCACTAAAGCCAATGCTCCTATAATCTTTCCTAACCATTCCCAAGTATCCCTCATATCTATAGAAACTCCTAATATATTAGATAACCCTTTTGCCCACTTATTAATCGCTTCAACTATTGGTGTGAATATACTATTAATCGCTTCTTTAAAAAATTTGAAATTCTGCCATATAGATTGAAAACCTCTTACTATTCCTCCTAAAAAGTCTGTCATAGCCAATGCTTTTAATACCGCAATTACTCCTAATATTGCTACTGTAACTATACTAAAAGCAGCTAATGCTACTACTTTAAATCCAAATATTATCTTAACTAATGCCATAAATCCTTTTCCTGCTACTCCCATCCATCCAAATGTACTCGCAATTATAAACTTTGCTATTATTTTAAATATTCCTAATAATATGCTCCCCTTTAAAGCAATCTTTCCCATCCAACTAAACATAAAAGGAAATACTCCTGCAACTAATTTTATTCCTTTTACCGCTAAATAAAATAAGGCAAATGGTGTTACAAGACTTAATGCTGCTCCCGCTAATTTCATTAATGACGATGTTAAAACTAATACTACTCCTCTCATCAAATACATCGTGACTAACATTTTAACTAATTGTGGATGCTGTCCTGCAAACTTCACTACCTGTAAAACCACTTTACTAAATGCCGTAACTATTACCATTAATCCTTTAGCAAAAGCAACTATAAATTGTCTTATTCCTATTACTATAGTTTTATATTCTGGGGATTTCATAAAAGTATCAACCATAGTTAATATTTTTTGTAATCCTTCTCTCCATAAAGTCAATATCTTTGATGTTCCCCCTAAATCCATTATATCCTGTACAAACCTTTGCATCCTATCTCTAAGTTTCATCATTATCTCTGCTACGCTTTTAGTCCACTCTATAAATATTCCTCCTCTTCCTTCTATCATAGAAAATACTCTATTTAAAGATATACCATAAGCTTTAGATATATTTGATAATGTAGTCATACTAATTCCTGTCTGCTTCAGTGTTGCCTCCATTTCTATACCTTGTGAAATCATTCTTCTAAAAAATAATACTGGTGCTGCAATCATAGCAATACCAAAAGCTCCTTTTACAGCAGAAATTACATTATACTTCATTCGTGTAAATCCTTCTGTAAGAGTACTTACTGATGCTCCTATTTGGTCTAATGCTTTTCTAAAACTATTAACTGTTTCTTCTCCTACTACCTTCGCACCAAACAATATCCATATTGGAACTGAGTCCTCGATTTTAACTCACCGCCTTTTTCTGTTCTTTTTTATACTTTTTATAACAAGCAATATTACACCAATATTCTCCATCTCTATAATAATTAGCATAAAGTCTATTATCTCTTTTACATTTATTCATTTTTATTTTATTGCTCCCCACAAAAATAAGCCTCCTGTTACTAAAGAATATACACCTCCAGTTGCACTAAATTCCAAAATTCCCCACACGCCAAATCCTCCAAGTATATATTTTGCTACTTTACTTGCTGCCTTATTTAATTCTTTTTCTTCAGAAAGTTTCAAATTCAACTCCAGATTCGTACCTGCACATTCTAACAATTTTTCTTTGAAAAATTTACCTTGTTCTTCAGCTTCAATTAAATCCTCAAGAATGTCAGTTACTTCTTTCTCAGTATATGGTCTATTTGCAAATACTGGAATAACCATACTTAACACAATTAAAATACAAATTAATCTTTTCATCTTTCCTCCTTATTATACATTCCTTCTATATTGTACCAATGCTGTACTCCTCTTATAAATAATGTTACTATTATCATTCCTACAACAACCCCTATTCCAAATACTACCCATAAACTCATCTTCCTCCCTCCTGCTGTTGCTCATTATACTCTTCTATCTTATCCATAAAATACTCTCTTGTTTTTTTAGTTAAAGACATTATATCTCTAAAACTCCATTTGAAATGAAATGCTATATAGGCGACTATATCATAAAGGTTATCTAGTAACTTCTCTCTGTCTATATCGCCCTGTAGCCAAAAAAATTTTCTATTCCTATCGGTATTTTAAATCTAAAATTACATTCACTACATGGTACTTCAACCACAAGATTAATACCAGGAGTCTTTTTATTTATCTCCTGCAACAATTTATCTCTATCTCTTTTTACTAACGATTTCACTATTTCTTGATTTACGGAAAGTAAACTTCCCAACTGGACTATTGATTTTGTTAAAAGCATATTTATTGCCCTAGCTGGATTATCTATTAACGTACTTACTTCTAATTGGTCTGAAACTGTTAAATACTTTAACTTAACACTTTTGTGTACTATCTGTTTTGAATCTGTATATCCTTTTTCTAATTCCAAATCAAACATCTTATCTGCATCATCATTTAAAGTAGTAATTTCCAATTCTTTTAAATCCTGTACATATTGTCCTTGTTTCTCACAACTTGGACACTTTACTGCAAATTCTAAATCTTTTCCCATCGCTTCTATTCTAATTGCTACGACTAAATAATTCAAATCTCCTATCAATAACTTCTTAAAAACTTCTATTGGTACTGGTTTAATATCTCCAATACTTATTACTAACCTTTCTAACAATCCTAATAGTGCAACGAGTGGTTGCATTTTCTTAGCTGCATTAAACATGTATTCTTCGTCATATCCACACATTTCCTTAATCCTAACTTCTCTGTGAACTTTTCCTGCTTCATCCTTATACCCTATGGGTAAGGAGTACTCATTTGTTAAAACATCCATTTCTTCCTCCTTATACAATCTTATGTATTCTTATATACAACATATATAAAATTAATTATGGCACACTCTTTCGCTCACACTAAATATCCCGCCATAATTACAACTGTTTCTTAGGCATAGTTAAGCCCTGTATTGAAAAGCCATCATGCTGCAATATTATCCTTTCTACTATAACATCAGAACTGCGGGAATCTAAATCGGATATTTCCATATCAGACGGCCATGCTTCTTCTACAGCATATGTTCTAGTAATAGTTCCTTTCTTGTCTTTCACATTAATATTAACATTTCTAACTACATCTTTCTCTGCCACTCCTTTATCAGGATACCATTCTGCTAGCCAATCTAAAAAAGTAACTCCTTCGTTCTCAGTACTATCTACCACGCCTTTCTCTAAAACTATAGGGTCATATTTTACTATCCCGCCAAGACGGTGCATCTTATCGTCATCATCTCCTGCTCTATGCTCTATTACATCTGTACCTCGTCTTAATCCCGTAACCCTGGTAAATCCTGCTACTGGAGTCATAACCCCGCCAATTTCAATTTCCACTACAAACCTAAAATTTCTCAAGTAATCATATTTACTTACTGCCATTTCCTTACCTCCTTATATTTATGGAACCATAATTACTCCCTCATTTGCTAATTCTAATCTCTCAATTACTATACCAGTTGTCATAGCATCAAACTCACTTGTTTCAAATGCAGACGGCCAGCAATTATACGCCACCCATGTCTTTACAGGTTGCCATATCTTATTCATCAACTCTATCTGAACTACATGTTTGACTAATTCTTCAGGCACTACATCTGCCATTATATTAAATACTGCTGATGCCCAATAATAAAAATCTACATCTTCAGCTAATCCCCTTTCTAAAACTATGGGTGCAAAATCTGTTTGCCCTATTAATTTTCTAGTTACTGTATTATCTCCGCCTTCTCTATATGGTAACACTTCTGTAGCCTGTCTTATTCCCGATACTTTACTAAAACCTATTACATCAAATCCAGGTATAGTAATTCTAAACCTAAAATTTCTATAGGGATTTCTCCTAGTTGCAAAAGCCATGTTTTACTCCTACCTATATTTTTACTCTTTGGTAAAACTTATTAAGTAACGCTACTGCCCGAATCCCATTGTCCAATTCTAAAGATTACAAACTCTGCTGGTTTCTGATAAGCACAACCAACTTCTATAATAACTTGTCCTGCATCTATTACTGCCTGAGTATTCAAATCAGCATCGCATTTCACATAAAACGCTTCATCTGGACTATTTCCTTTTAATGCTCCCAATCTCCATAACCCGGTCAAATAATTATTAAGACTAATTCTTATCTTTCTCCAAAGGTCTTCATCATTTGGTTTAAACACTACCCACTTTGTATTCTGCAATATTGTTTTAGAAATTAACATATGCGTTCTTACTACACTTGTATATCTCCAATTAGTATCACTAGAAGATGTCCTTGCTCCCCAAATCAAATTACCATAGCCAGTAAAATATCTAATACAATTTATATTAACGGGATTTAACACATCCTGTTCAGAATCTATTACATTTCTCTTTAATGCTGATACTCCATTTAACGGATAATCTGTTCCTGCTGCTGAAATCCACGGCCCCTTTTCTGCATCTACCTTTGCTATCTTTCCTGCTTTCCAGCTTGATGCCGGCACATCTTTCGTTCCACCACTCGTAGCAGGGTCTATCATTGTAATCCACGGATATAACTTATAAATATATCTTGATGCTGTTATTGTATCTAACCATGTCTTAACAGTTGTTGGTGTCTTTCCATCTATTGTATCTACTAAAATAAACATATCCTTTCTAATTTCTGCATAAGCTATATATGCCTCATATACTGCTTTTAATCCAGCATCATCTAAAATATTAGCTGCATCTGGTACACAAACTGTTAATATTTCATCTACATCTTCTAAAGCATAAATACCTGTTTTAGCTCCCTGGTCTCCTATAAAAGCATTTGCACTTGGTGTCGCAGATAAATCAACATTTATAATATACATTCTCTTTGCACCATTATTAAAAGCATTATAAACTGCATAGGGCAGTAATCCTGCTGGACTATCAAATTCTCCAAAATTAGTTTTATACTGTGCCCAACTTGTTATCAATGTTTCTGCATCTTCTACACCCGACTCTGCCTGACCTATAAACACCAATGTTGATGTTCCTGCACTTGCCAATGGTCTAGTTGGTGCTTCCAACTCCTCAATATACACATCTGGTCTATTGTACTCTGCCATTCTAAATACCTCCTTATAATTGACTGAAAGTAGCCAGTCTCTCCAATACTAATTTAACTTCCCTTTCTTCTGTAGGGTCTAATTCAGCAGCAATTAAATATGTACCAATTTTTCTGAATATTCTTCTATCTCCTAAAATATCGCTCTCTACAAAAGGACTTGTTAAAAAAACATAAAAACTTTCATCTCCCACATCTATGTATGTTCTTGGCGGTAACTTCTGTAATACTTGCTCTTGTAAACTTCTATCATCCTCACTATATGTACTATGCACCGCTATTTGAAACATTATATCATAAGGCTTATGCATATCTTTAATCACGGCAGTATTATCTACTAAATTTATTGTCTCTGACCTTATCCAATCCTGTCTTTCTGGTGCATATCTAATATCTACTAATCCTACACTAATACCCGGTATCTCTTCCAATTTAAACTCTTCTTCTGGAGCCTTTAATATTATTGCAACACTTTGTGGATTTCCGTCCTTATCAATTACAGTTATCCCATCCAACCTATCATATAATGCTGTATCCAACTCATTAAGCATTTATTTCCCCTAAATATTCAATCTTTATAATCTTAACCGCCTCTTCTATATAATCCTTAATCTCCTCTTCTGATAAAAGAGGAAACTTTTGATGTATTCTATTTGCGACATATTCAAATTTTTCTTTATGTTTACCTGTCTCAAACTGCTGATATGCACTTAAAATTAATCCCTTTACAACATCCTTAATTATTTTAATCTTTATTAATTTAGCTCCTTTAGCAATTATACTTCCAATAAATAACGCAATTACAGGAATTACTATATCTAATATTCCCGCACTAATTAATTCTAACCCTTCTAATATTTTTTCCATCTCTTCCTCCTTATGCTTCTATTTTTCCTTTATCCCACGTAAATACTTTCTTCCATCCTATCTTTTTCCCTTCGTCTCCTTCTACCCAAAGTTTTAAAGCAGTTGGATGTACTTTTGCTGCTTCTGTATCTGGAATTATTGTTATACCAGCATATCTTATTATCTCAGCAGTACTCTCAGTACAAATTACCATTCCCGGTACTTCCTTTACAGCAGGAATAACAAAACTAATAAATCCCGGTACA